AGTTGGTTTCAAAAATAAACCAAAGTGTATAACTAAATTTGAATTCAGCGACTTAAAAGCTATTACATCATAGTTTTCAGCGTCTGTCAATTTAACTTTTAGAGCACACGCTGAAGCCCATCTGTCTATATGTTCAGTAGAAAAATGCTTTAACCAAGCTCTTGAGTGGGGGTATGGAGGTAAGGGAAATTCTATATTAAGCTCGTTTTTATAAAATAAACGTATTAATTCAATACAATCAACTACTCCATATTCGTGTTTTAATCCTAAATATTTTTGTACCATTCAGCTAACTCTGGGAAAACGCTTTCAAAAGACTCATTTCTATATAGGTCAGATCTTTGGTTAAATAATTTAAATTTTTCGCTCAAGTGCGAGTCGTCTCGTGACATCATATGTTTTAAAGAATCAATAATAGAGTTAATTTCATGAGAAGATAGCTTTTGATTATTATTAAGATAAACTTTGTAGTTAGATAAAATTTTTCTTTTTATTTCTTTTGAGAAAATAGTTGTTGAATGAAAGTCCCTATTTTCACAGTTAGTTATGCTAAAGGTTTTATTTATACTTTTGATCCACTTAATTAACTCAATATTACTAGTTATTGAGTAGACGCTACTCACAAGAGAAAACGTGCTAATATATTTTAAAAACTTTTCAGAGTTACTTTTAAAAAGGTTCATACTTAAACCTTTTCTTCCGTACTCAGCTCTTTTTTCAAAACCCTCTATACTAGGCCATAGCTCTACGTTTTTAAAGTAAGACCATAAATATTCTAAATCATATCCCTTAAAAGTACCTTGATAAGATAAGTTAGTATTATATGATAATTTTACGTCTTTTGCTAGGCCAGAATTCACAAATAATTCTAACATCTTATAGTGACCTTCTTGTACAAAAGGCTCTCCCCCAGCAAAATATAAAACCTTTATATATTTTTTAATTTTTTCTAAATCTTCCCAAAACAAGTCATTGTCTGTCCAGTAATCATAATGATTTGGAGAATCTGTAGATAAAACTTTATGATATTTTTCTTCTTTTGACCAAGAGGAAGACGCATAAGATCCGCACATTCTACAACTAAAGTTACAAAGATTTCCAAAACGAAAATCTAAATAAATTGGGGGGCTGTCTAAACTACCATCTATATTTGTTTTAGTATATAGATGAGAGTAGTTAGAATAAAGAGAGTTCATTCTTTTTCTGTGACTCTCTATTCCGTTATTTTCCCAATTATAGCACACAGCACATGGGGTAGGTTTTTGATTATTTAACATACCCAAACGAAGACTTTTCATGTACGAAGAATTAAAAGCTTGTAAAGGAGACATACCTTTACCAAAAAAACTGTCTTTACTAGCCAAGGTAAAACAGCAAGGAGCATAATTACCCTCAAGATCTCCGTGTTGATGGATCCAAGGTAATATACAAATTGAGTTATTACCCTCTTGGGATTGTGCGTCCTGTGCCAGGAAAACCTCCAAAATGAAGTTGATTATTACGAAGGGTACAAGCTAACAAGGATTTAGCACAAACATCTCCTGATGCATCTGCCGCAATCTGATTATTAGCAGCTATAGGGTTAGCATTAGCTACGGCACCAGTAGTAGTTCCGGGAATAGGATCTCCACCAGGACCCGGGTATTGGCATTCTACACCTTTATATTTCCACTGACAGGTATTTTTATAATACTTACGTTTAGGCGTGACTAGCTTAAAATACTGTAACCAAGATATCAAGCTAAAAGTAGCAACAGAGTCACTAAGTTTTTCTAGCTGATCAATTTTAAACTTGTCTTCAATATAAGACTCAGAGTCAGCTTCAGAATTTACTATGTAAATAGGATCTCCGATTGCGACATTAGAATCTAACTCATTTGACAGAAAAAGAAAACTATTTTCTTCAATTGATTGAATAGTAGCTTCAATTGTTCCTATTTTAGCCCTTACATTATCTCCTACTCGATAAGGTAAGGCGTTATACACCTCAATTACGTTTGATCTAACAGATTGAACAGAGCTATATTCAGGCCATGTATCTAAAAAATTAGCAAAAGTAGTTTTAATTTCTACTACACCACCTAATAAATCGCGAGTATCCATTTTTTGCTCTACCCAAGTACCTCCGACAGAAATAGTCTGTGTTCTATCAAAAGAGGCATTTGACCTACCATAATACCCTACTATATCTGCATCATAATTTAAACCGTCAGGGTTTGAAGTAGTCCCAATCACAGTTCTAGGGTCGATACCGTTTACTAACTCACCATTTACAGTAGCTGTTACTGAATTCGAGGAATTGTTACCTACTAAAAAGGGATCCTCTACTAGTCGGGTTATAATATTGTCAACATTAAATACTTCTAGAGTAAGTTCGTCGATTGTGCCCTCAGAACCTTGAGATATTTTAGAAGCATTTACAGGGTATGGAATATAAGAAGTGCCTCCTAGTGATACATTATATGAAATATCTGAGGTTAGATCTCCGACAATCTCAGCAAATCGTATAGGAAAGTCATTAGGCCAAGCCTTACCAGCTCCTTGTTCAGTAGGATTACCAGCAGCATTGGGGGGATACCACTCACCAGGATAGTAAATTGTATACAACCGTACAATAGGGTTTTGAGAAAAGGCATTTTTTTCAGCCTTAAATGCGCTAGGTGTTATGTTTGTGATAGTGGCTATAGCAGTTGTTGAGTTACCTGAGATAACGTTTGCTATAAAGTTAGACGTAAGAAGATACCCATCTCCACCAAAAGTTGAGCTCATGATAGTTGTGTTAGAGTGAACTACTTCAGTACTAGAAAATTCTTGTTGCAGATTATTAAGTCTAACCTTAAGCTCATTAGTAGTGGGGTTGACATTAGCAATTGTTCCTGTTGTAGCAGTGGTATTTCCTATCAATACATTAGTAGTTGTAAAGTTAGAAGCATCATCAACTGTGATTACAACATCATAGGAGCGAGCACTCATTAGTCAAAAACCTCTTGAAGTTTGAAAGAAACTGTGTAAATATTATCTATTAGTCTAGATCCTGTAGAATAACTTTGTTCGACTGATAACGGTCCTTCGAATCTTGTAGTAATAATACCACTTTCATTTATATGAGACAAGTCAAAACTGAATGACTCAAATGTTCCACTTCTAGCATTATAAAAAGTCTCAATTGCAGTTTTCTCAACACCAGTAATAGCAGTATAAGTAATATTGTATGAACGCTTAGAGCGTCTTGATTTTAGTCTTCTTTTTTCATAACCAGCCTGTGAGGTAAAAGTAGTTACATCAAAAGTTCTTTCAGAACCAATACCCCGATCCGGTCTTCTATCAGCCATAGAGGTAAATCTGTCTAAAGTTTCTACACTAGCATCAAAAACCCTGATAGATAAAGAATCTCCCGCAAAATCTGCTCCAAGAGGAGCACCTGATTGAACTGTAATTGCGTTGGAGGAAGTGATAGGTACATGAGAATCTGCACGATAACGAGCTACGTGAGCCATACGAGCAAAAGAAATGTCTCCATTAAAAAACTCTCCTGTAGTTGTGGTATTAGAGTTAGCACCTATAGACACATTACCGCTAGTAGCTGTCGCTGCTACATAGCCTGTGTGTGCTACCTTTACATTATTCACATAAAGCCTTAAATTATTCTCAGTAGCATCATAAGAAACTGCTACATGATAATTAGATCCTCCATTAGCATTACCTCCATAAAGCTCTGTAACTCCTCCTGCACGATTGATTACAAACCCAACATTAGAGTTAGCTCCTACTAAACGAAGATTATAGTTGTTTGTAGCATCTCCATGACGAGCAAACAATGTTTGATTTGCAGTCATAGAAGTGCCTGTATCGGGACGCACCCACATATCAAGAGTAAAAGAACGATCATTTACATTAAAATCATCGTTTGATGGTATTTGTAAATAGTCATCTGTTCCGTCTAAGGTGACAAACTTGTCTGCTCCATAAGTAGCATATGCAGCAGAACCACCAACAAAGGTTACAGTATGAGAAGAGTCGGACTCATCGGTAAGAGCACTAAAAAAGTTTGTTAGTAGTTTTGTAGCAGAGTTGTCAGCTATGTCAATGCCTTCATTGCCTAGAGTGGTAGAAGGATAGACGTAGGCGGTATCTTGTTGATAAACACCTGATACAAATACCTGAAACTCCGACAAATTAGAAACCTGAGACCCTGCTGGAAAAGCAAAGGCGATTTGTTCTCCATTGATAAGATATGAATTACCATTTACAACTGATGCTACAGTATTTGAGTATTCTTCAGCAAGAGTTGTAAAAGTAGATCTAGTTTGTTGTAACTTTGCTGGTATAGAAACAGTGTGCAAAGTTAAATTAGAAGCATTAGGGGGAGCAGTAAAAGAAACAGTAGCACCACTGTTAGAAATAGTATAGCTATCTGTGGCCTGAAGTATACCATCGAGAAAAGCGCCTACTTCTCCTCTGTGAGAAACAGTCGCAGACAAATTGAAATCAGTTTCAACAGCGCCTGTGCTACTATATGTGATAGTACTAGTTACTGGGAAAGCAGTAATTGTTGTGGTTGCATCATTTGGGTAAGTAGCCATTATTTCCCTCTTCTTAGTGCTTTTCTCATTGACCCGTTATTGCGCATATCACGAGTAATTATATCTAAAATAATCTTATCACCATTAACTCTAGGAGGCTGAACGTCAACAGACTTTGGTGCTCCAGAATTGTTTAAGTTTACACTGATTTGAGGAGGACGTCCAGTAGAATTCATCTGATTCAAAGCTTGTCCTCCAATAGCTTTTGCCATTGGACGACGGATTACGAACTCTCCTGGCTCTAACAAAGCTGGTACTCTATCACGAGTATTTACAGACCCTCCACCAGCCATATGGCGAATAGCTCCTCCAGCTGCGTTTTGTTGCATTCTTTGATTTTCATAGCTATCAAGGGTATCTTTAAGACCCATATTTTCAATATCATCTATCACACCTTTAGCTTTAAAACCTGCCTTCATACCACTATACATTCCAGTCAATCCTTTAGCAGCTTTTCCAAGCACCCCAGTTCCTGCAATTAACCCAAACATGTCCATAGGAGTTTTAGGAGCTA